GTTTAAGAATTGGTGCTGAATATCCGAGCGACTTTTACTTTAACGGTTATATTTCAAGTGCAAGATTAGTCAATGGAACTGCTGTTTATACGGCTGCGTTCACTCCTCCTACTGCACCATTAACTGCCATAACAAATACGGCAGCTCTATTAAACTACACTAACTCCGGCATCTACGACTCTACTGCTAAGAATGTATTAGAGACTGTAGGCAATGCACAGGTAAGCACGACACAGGCTAAGTGGGGTACTACTAGCATAGCTTTTGATGGTACTGGTGATTATCTTGTTTCTTATAATGCAATACCAATATCAAGCGGTGATTTCACTATTGAGTGTTGGGTATATTTGCTTGGATTAGGTTCAGATAGACAGTTTGTACAACTTGATATTGGAACAACAAGTACCAATGTTGCATTAGCAATAAATGGCTCTGGTAATACTGTTCGTTTCCTTTTGCGAGACAATTCAGGAAATAATAATCTTGATATAAATTCAAGTGTAGCTTTGTCTGCAAATACTTGGTATCACATTGCTGGAACTGTAAGTGGAACTTCAGGAAAGTTGTTTGTTAATGGATCATCTACTGATGGTGCATCTGGAACTGTAAGTGGAACAAGGCAAGCGTCTGGAACTGTTTGTAGAGTTGGAGTTAATACTGACAATACGTCTCGTTATATGTATGGTTACATAGATGATGTTCGACTTACTAAAGGTTACGCACGTTACACATCTGATTTTACTGCTCCATCAGCAGCCTTCCCTCTTTTGTAGGTGACTTATGTATTCTAAAAACGGATCAATTCCTAAAGCAGAGACGGATGGCACAGATGGCTGGATTGAAGTTGCTGATGCTCCTGAGTGTCCTGAAGGTAAAGAAGTAGTTTGGTGGTATCCACCGGGTTGGGTTATTCGTGATCCTAAGCCAGAGGGCAATTGGTCGTGGAGTCAATCTCAAGTGCAATGGGTTGAGTACACGGTGCAAGAGATAACTACAGTTGAAGTATCTGTCTTAGAATCTGTACAAATTAATACAATTACTTCGTCTGATATTCAGGCATTAACGTCAGAGCAAATTAGCGGACTGTAATGGCTACAAATTACGTTGATTTTGATTATTGGGTTCAGGGCTATGGTGAGGGCGACCTAAGCCAACCCGATCTATACGTTGTCTCAGGCTATTGGGATTCTGGCTATGCTGAGAACGAAGGTATCGGTGCGTCAATTACTTGTGAAGCTACGGTATCGGCATCAGGATTAGCGATATATAGCGGTATAGCAAGCATTACAGGTACGGCTACTGTAACGGCTAGTGGTATTGATTTAGAAGCAGTAAGAGCAAGTATCAATGGAACTGCTACGGTAGCGGCTAATGGTGTATTTGTAGCTGTAGGTGCTTCGTCTATTAATGGAACTGCCACAGTTACAGCCGCAGGTAGCTATATTATTGGTGGTCGTGCCTCTGTAACAGCTAATGCAACTGTGGAGGCTATCGGTAGTTCTACTGCTTATGAGTGGACTGTAGTTAGTCCAGAATCAACCAATTGGGCTAGACAGTAATGGCAAAGCAAAAGATTATCTTTGGTGAGTGGTTACCAGATCAGCCTGGCGTTACAGGTGCGGTAACAGATGCTTATAACTGCTATCCAGTTACTAATGGCTATAGTCCATTACGTGAGGCGGTAGATTATTCAGCTAATGCAGGTCAGAACCTGCTTATTACGTTCGCAGGTAAGTTTGCAGGTGCATCGACGTTATTTGCTGCTGGTGCTACACAGATTTATAAGTTTGACTCTAGTGATGCTAGCTTAGATGCTCTGACAACCACAGGTTATACGGCTGTTGACTCATGGGATGTAACTCAGTTCGGCTCTAAGATGATCTTAGCTAATGGTGCAGATCAGTTACAGGCTTATGATTTAGGTTCATCGACTTACTTTGAAGATTTAGCTGCTGCGGCTCCTGTTGCTAAGTATGTAACGGTAGTTCGTGACTTTGTTGTCGCTGCTAACGTAGGCGGTGAGGAAAATAAGGTCTATTGGTCGGATATTAATGACGAGACTGATTGGACTCCTGGAGCAGCATCTCAGTCTGACTCTCAGGTTATGCCTGATGGCGGTGACATTACTGGTCTAGCAGGCGGTGAGTACGGTCTGATCTTCTTGGAACGTGCTATCTATCGTATGACGTATGCTGGTAGTCCGTTTTTCTTCCAATTTGACGCTATTTCTAGGACTTTAGGCTGCATGTCTAACGGTTCAGTAGCTCAGTTCGGTGGTTTAACTTACTTTCTATCGGATGATGGCTTTTATGCTTGCGATGGTAAGTCAGTAACGAACATAGGACTAGAGAAGGTTAACCGTTGGTTCTTTAATAACGTCAGTTTGAGCGAAATCCAGACTGGTATGAGTGCGACTATTGATCCAGTGCGTAAGTTAGTCATCTGGAACTTTAAGAATAACTTTGGCAAGCGATTCCTGCTGTATTACTCCATTGACTTGAATAAGTGGAGATACGGATTAACGGATACTAACTATCTAGCTTATGGTCTGACTCCTAGTGCCACACTTGAGCAGATAGATAACTACAATAACAACTTAGATTTATTAGATATTCCACTAGACTCAAGAACATGGGCTGGTGGTCAGCTTATATTCGTAGGAGTAAGAAACCAGAAGATTGTAGTTTTCTCTGGTGCATACTTAGCTGCTTACGTTACTTCTGGAGATATAGACATTGGACGTTCTATTATCACATTGGCAAAGCCTATTATCGATAATGGAACTGCATCAGTTGCAGTTGCCAGCAGAAAACTACTGTCAGACAGTATCGAGTTTGGAACGACAGCTACACCGGACTCAGACAACCGAGTGCCATTGAGGGCTAACGGTAATTACCATCGTATCAAGGTAACTCCGACTAATGCCAACTGGGAAACTATTATCGGTTGCGAGATTGAGATTACTCCGCAAGGTGTTCGATGACTCGTCAGTTTCGTACTCTACCTGTATTCGGTGCTGATGAGCGACAGGTATCAGAGGTCGTTCGGGGTGTTATGGACGGCAAGACGAACAATACTGGCACGATTACTTTAGCCACTGGTAATGCTACGACTACTACGCTCTACGACGGTCGTATAGGCAATGAGAGCTTGATTTTCCTAGTTCCCTTATCTGCGGCTGCCTTTGCTGATACGGCTCCCTACGGCTCTTTTACGCGTAACACAAGCCAGTCTGCTCCCACTGCTAATACACCAGCAGCGATTCAATACGATACGACTGAAGAATCTAGCGGTATTTATCTTTCTAACAACAGTCGATTAAATGTCAGAAATGCTGGTATTTATAACGTGCAGTTTTCGATTCAGTTAGCTAGTGATGATAATGCACTGCAATATGCTGAAGTATGGTTTAGAAAGAATGGCACTGATATAGCTCGTTCTAGTAGCAAGATAGATTTGCCTATTAGGAAATCTGCTGGAAACCCAAGCCATGTTATCGCTACAGTGAATATTTTTGTTAATTTAGCGGCTAATGATTACATTGAAGTTGCTGGATTAGTTTCAGCTACTACGGTAACGCTTGAGGCATACGCGGCTACGACTAGTCCGACTGTACCTGCTGTTCCTGCTGCTATTGTAACGATGCAATATATAGCCCCATCTGCGTCTACAAATATTTATGTTAGTAGCCAAACTCAAGGAAGTGCGGTATTAAGTCACTGGGCTAACAATACTGCGGATAAAAAATATGGATATATTGTGGTGGGTTAATGGAGTATAGATATATTGCTCCACAGGAACTAAGACAATGGTGGGCTAGTGTAAAGCCTGGTTTAGATAAGATTAAAAGTAAGAGTCCAGAAAATTGGATAGTTGAAGATGTATATACGGACTGTTTTAATCAAAAGAGTCTGTTATTTGTACTGATAGAGAATAACCACTACGCTGGCTTCTTTGTCCTGCAACCACAAGGTGAGACTATGCATCTATGGGCTGCTTATACGTTAGAAAATAGTTATGATGTTGTCGAAAATGCCTTAAAATATATAAAAGGTATGGCGGCAGAAGCTAAAGTCAAATATATAACATTTTCTAGCCATAGGCGCGGTTGGGCTAAAAGGGCGGTTGATTACGGATTCCGTCCAAAACAATGGATTTGTGAGGTGTAATATGGGTGGTGGCGGCGGACAACAAGAGAGCACGACAACTACGAGCATTGATCCAGCGATCAAACCGTATGTTACTTATGGCTTAGAAGAAGGTAAACGGCTTTATGAGTCCGGTACACCGACATTCTTCCCTGGTCAAACTTACGTATCACCTTCAGCACAGACTCAGCAAGCTCTACAGATGGCTCAGGATCGAGCTATGCAGGGTTCTCCGCTAACAGGTGCTGCACAGGCTGAGACACTAGCTACGATTCAAGGACGAGGCGTTAATCCATTCCTAGCGGGTGCTTTAGAGCAGACGAATCGTCTAGCGGGTGAGGATTATCTACGTAACATTCAAAAACTTCAATCTGGTGCTGCCTCTGCTGGTCGTTATGGCTCTGCTGCTCAAGGTCAGCTAACAGGTCAGGCTCAAGACGTATTTGCTAGAGCACTAGCGGAACAAGGTGGTCAGTTAGCTTATAACTCGGCTGAGGCTGAACGTGCTCGTCAAATGGCGGCTGTTGGTGCTGCTCCTCAGATGGCTCAGGCTGACTATGCTGATATACAGCGATTACTTAGTGTTGGTGGTGCTAGAGAGGCTCAGAGTGCTGCTGAATTACAAGATGCTATGAATAGGTTTAACTTCCAGCAGAACCTTCCGCAAGCTAAATTAAGTCAGTTTGCTAACCTGTTCTCTAGCGTCCCACAGGGAACGACTACGGTACAGCAAGCTACACCTACAGGGGGTAAATAATGGGTGATCCAGTTACTACAGGGATTTTGATAGGTGCTGCAATGGGTGGCGGTACGGCTGCAATTAAAGGTGATGATCCACTGAAAGGCGCATTAATTGGTGGTGCTACTGGTGGAATTGGTGGTGGATTAACTGGTGGATTTGGTGGTGCTGCTGGTGCAGGAACTGGTGGTGGTTTTGCTGGCGGTGGATATGGAAGTGTAGGTACAGCAGGACAAACAGCATTAACTGGTTCTTCTGGTGGAATGTTTAGTGGAATGACTATGCCATCTACTTTTACTGGTATTGGTAAAGATATTAGTGCTTTAAATACGTTTATGAACCAAAACCCTACTACATCGAAAATAGGTATGCAGTTAGCTGAAAGTGCGTTTGCTCCAGATCAACAGATGCAAATGGCTCCACAAGGTCAAATTAGGCAAGGTCAGATTCAGCCAATGGATTACATGAGTTTGCTAAATCCTCAGCAGCAGTCTGTTATCCGTCCACCACAAATTTCACTATTGGGGTAATGTATGGCTCTAACTCCTGAAGAAAACGCAGCTTTTTATTACGGTAATCCTCCAGCAAAAACTGATTATTTAAGTTACTTAAATCCTGCAAATTACAATGTTTTTGCTACACGAAACCCAGCGTATGAAGGTTTATTAGGTCAAGATCAGGCTCAAGCATTATCTAGGCAATCTAATGTTGCTGGTCTGTTAGGTGCTGCTGCTGCATTGGCTCAAGGTATGGGTAGAGGTGGTCCAAAACGTTCTGCTATTCAAAATATTATTGGTGCTCTTGGTGCTGGCTATGGTGCATCAGGTCAACAATATCAACAAGGATTGCAAAACTTTTCCACCATTCAGCAATTAAAGGCTAATGAAGATAAGCAAAAAGCATTTGCTGATGCTGCTGCTAAGTATCCTGATTTGGCTCCATTGGCTCGTATTGATCCAGCTAAATTTGTTGAGATGGTTAGCCAACTAGAACAACAGCGTCCTATTGCTGATGCTTATAAGCAGGCTTATGGGCAGCAACCTGCTCAACAAGCAGTTCCACCTATATCACAAGATCAAATTAAATATAAACAAGATGTAGCTAAATATGGTCAGGATGTATCTCAATACGATCAATCATTATCTAAATATAAAGATCAAATGAGCCAGATGCTTGGTGTAGCTGGTCCTGCTGCTGATGGGGGTGTTGCAGGTGTTTCTCCTAACGTAATCCCTGGCACTGCTCCAGTACGTGAGCCTACTGCTCCGATGGCTGGTGCTGTTGAAATGTATCCTGTTGACTTAGGTCAGGGATATAACGCAGGAGTTCCCGCTGCACCTGTAGCCCCTGTAGCTCCTACTGCTCTAGTAGTTCAGCCTACTCCACAAGTTAATACGCAAGAACAAGCATTACGCAATCAAAAAGAAGTTCTTTTAAGAGTAAATTCCAATCTTTCTAAAATTGGAACTAAAGCAGCTAATGATGAAGTAAAAAATAATCTTGAGCAGATTAAAAATCTTAATACTGAAATTCAACAAGTTGCTGTAGCTGGAATTGATTTATCTGAGTTTAAAAATTCGTTGCCAGAAAACTTTAGAGGGCAAGTTGATAACTTAGATAAATTAGTTAAAAAAGGAATAATAAGCGGCAATGACGTTCGTATAGGAATGCAACAAATTGCAGATAAAGCTGCTGATTATCAACAAAAATTAACTGATTATACAAATGATGTTCGTAGAACTGCCAAAGAACTTTATCCTGTAACTCCATTGGATGAATTAAATCAAGATCAAATGAGGCGGTTAAATCTTGTAATAGAGCAAAGAGCTAAAGCAAGAGGAGCCGCTGGAGCAACAAGGTTAAATGTTGGTGATAAAGTTCTTGCTGGTGAACGAGCTAAGAGTCAATCTAAAGCTGAAGATAATGCTATTAATGCTTTAAATGCAGCATCTGATGTTAGAGCAATTGTTGATGTTTTGAAGCCTTATCGTGGTGGGGCATTACAAGATTTAGCTGGTTCTGTTGGTGCTTATTTACCGGGGACAAAACTTGAGCAATTAGCAACTGCAAAACAAGTAGCGGAATCTATTAGAGCTAAGCTTGCTCCTTCTCTTAGAATTGAAGGGTCTGGATCAACATCCGATAAGGATTTGAGTATATTCTTGAGTGCAATACCTTCTTTGTTTAATACTGCTGAAGGTCGTGAATTAATTGCAACTTATTCAGATAAATTGGCTGCTCGTTCTGCTGCTGCTGCTGATATTCGTGCTCAACTTATAGAGAATGGAACTTTTACTATTAGGGGATTTCAACAGGAATTGCAAAAAGCTGGTCTTATTACAGTATTTACTCCTGAAGATTTACAAAGGTTAAATGCTGCTAAACCATCTCAAACACCAGGAAGTTCATTGCCTTCTGATGTTAAACGGCGATATGGTCTTCAATAAGGTTAATTATGGCTATAACAGTAAAAGACTTAGAAAGAGCATTACTTGAAGCTGATAAGGCTGGAGATACTACGTCTGCTAATTTGTTTGCTAATGAAATAAAAAAAATACAACAGTCGCAACAGCCACAAGAAGGTAGTGTAATTTCAGGTGCTCAGAAACGCA